CCATATTATAATCTACGTATATTATAATATGGCTGAGATAGCTCTTATGGTGTGTGCAGTCTCGTCCCTCGCTGCTTCAGTGGGGGGTGGATTCTACTTTATGAGAGAACAGGGGGAGAAAAACAAAGAGAAACAGAGAACTGACACCGCAGAAGCAAGGGTTTTTGGACAGAAAGTAATTGCCTATTTTGAATGTGACTACAAAGGTGAAAATAAAGTTGAATTTGGTGGAACACCTGATTTTGTAGAAGCGGAGGCGGGGTATGAAATCCCACTCAAATCCATTGTGATACCAGAGGGATTTACTGTAGATACTTATTCAAACGATAGTCGAGAGGATGTCACTATAAGCGTAGATCCTAATTCTTCATTAGAACAGGGTGGAGTTAAGAAGTCTTATACAGGACCACACACCGAAAGATGTATATCATTTCATTCCCTTCATGTGAGGAAGGAGTAATATTAATTTCTACACCTAATATAAAATGTCTAAAGCTCTAGTTATTACGATTGTGATACTTATCCTTACTGCCTTAGTTGCGACATTTATGATAAAGCAAAATTACGATAGAATTTATGAGATAAAACAAGAAGCTTACACCGAATTTAAACTAATTACTTTTACTGAGTGTGGTTTAAGGGGGAATAAAGAAATTTATCAATTAAAAAATGACACTGATGTTATTTACGGTAATGATATCAAATCATTTGTCATTCCAGAAGGATTTAAATTACAGACGTTCCCAGAAACTAAAACAAAGGGTTCGAGCTTTACTTACAAGGGTCCAGCGTTTGTAAAGTGTGCTGACAGAACTATCAAATCGTTTATATTTTATAAGGGGGATGGTACCGATTCGGGAGATTCGATGGAAAGTCCGTGATTAGTTGGACAACCCCTTCTTTTTCAGAGTATTCTTAAGTTCCGCCATGAGTTTCATGCGCTTGTTGTTTAGCGCAGGCTTCTTTGGAGCCATGGGGGGTGGAGGTGGTGGTGGAACACCAGAGACCCTCGCAGTGGTGGCCGCTGGTACGACACTCTGGCACATACGAATTACCTTCTGCGCATTTCGAACACTATTCTCAAAGTTCATCGTAATTTTGGCGCGAAGTTCCCTCGCTGTGAGCTTAACACGCTTCCCGTCAACATTCTTGGTGACACGTAGACCCATCTTCTTCGCCTTATTTTTGAGGTCTCTGTACTGCATTTATTAGTACCAGAGAAATTAAAGATATGGGACGAACCTAGAAGTATGGGGGATGTCCACGAATTGAAGACGCTCATTCACCGAGTGCTACTTCCTAGGATTAAACAACTCGAGACTGAAGTTGCATCACTGAGAAGACACACGTGGCCGTACGTACAGGGTAATAAGGAGTCAAACCAACTCGACGACATGCACTCCAAGTTGGACTTTCTCAGACACTTGGATGATTCCACCGTTCGGGAACTTATTCAACTCAAGTCAAAAGTATCTGAGAGTGCCAGTCTATCACTAAGAGAGTACGACGTGTTACGACAGCATTTATTATCTCGGTAATTAGTAAATGATTGGAGGTTTATTTAAAACTTCTGGAGAACCCATGGGTAACACACAACTTGGAATAACGGTTGCATCTCTACTTTGTTCTATTCTCGGTATAATGGCCATCATGAGAATGCCAATGAAATCACCCCCACTATTAGCAGCGTGTGCCGTTTCATGTTGTTGCTCTTCTAGTCAAAGTGCATCACTTGTAAACGATGTACAAAAACGTATGAAATCTGAGTCCGAATAATTAGAAAAAGTCATCCGTTCGATACATTTTTACGTCGAATGAACCTGTTTTGCCAGTCACCGAAACCGATTCATTTCCGTATAGCTCCTGACATCCAATGTCATCCATACAGTCCCTGGAGTCGAGACTCACTGGAACGGGGTACAGGTTTTCACCACCAGTCGTGGTGTAGTAGTGATACCTATCACGACGTCCACGAACCTCCTTTCCATAGAGGGGGAGAGGCTCCTCACCTTCACCCACGAGGAGTCCCATCTGCTGCATGTGACCAGGCTTGTACTGCTTGATGGGAGGCTCCCTAAACTCGGGTGCGCGACGACGCTCTTGGGAACGCTCCAGGCGTGGGGGTACCATGGGAACAGGGACTTCCACAGGAACCTCAACAACTTGGGGATTGTACCACATGTACCCAATGATAGCAAAAAGAATCACGATAGCCGTCCACGTCAATTGGGTCTTTGTCTTGTTCTTCATATGTTATAGTTAAAGACTTTTATTCTGATAAAGACATGAAGATACTCGCCATAGATATCGGGTACCACAATATGGGTATGGTTCTGGCGAATTCTAGGGCGGGACCAAAAATTGAGGTGGAATGCGTAAAAAAGGCGAGTCTTGCAGACTACAAATATGTATACTCGAATGATATAGTGGATTTGGTACCTCTATTTGTTGAAGACCATAGAGACTTATTCGATGTAGCTGAGAGAATCCTCATAGAGAGGCAACCACCTGGGGGTTTCACAAACGTTGAGATACTTTTACACTACATGTTCAAAGACAAAGTTACCCTTGTTTCACCTGTGAGTATGCATACACACTTTGGTATGAGACACCTCAACTATGACCAAAGGAAAGAGAGAACTGTCTCCATCGCTGAAAAATATATCGATGGAGACATTCCCTATGAGAGAAAACATGACATCGCGGATGCCTTGTGTATGATTGTGTATCACAACTTCCGAAACACAGTTCACTTCTTCGACAAGTTTAAATTTTCCTCACCTATAGTAAATGCCGACTGCCAAGCAGATTCAGAACGCCAAGAAGACACTCAAGCCGACTCCCAAGCCGAAGGGGAACAAACCCAAACTCCCAAACAAATTGACTTACATCGTCATTTCTGCTGACCCCAAGGTCAAGCGAGACCGCGAATTCCTCAAAACAGTCAGGGAGTACATGAAGAACCGCCCTCTCCGTGCAGAACGTTAAGTGCGTTCAATACATTCTCGAACGACTTATTTAAAGACTATACGGAACTATAATTAATAACATGTTTGATGAAGGTAAATTTAATATATACGACGATTTTTTAACCAAAGATGAATTAAGTCGTATTGAAAAATATTTCGAACGACCTATTTGGCAATTTGGGCATTCATCGACGGACTCTGATAACTTACCCCAACAATGGTTTGTTGCATCGCTTAATCATTTACCTGTTTTTACAAGAATTTTAAAAGAAAAAATCGAAACTCTGGTTGGTTCTAAATATTCTCTTCTTAGGGTTTATGCAAACGGACAGACAATACTAAATGGAGGAAGTTGGCATCAAGATGCAGACAAATCCGAACACTTTACAGCTTTACTATATATAAGTGACATTAACAAACATAACGTAGAACAAATACACGGACACACTGAATTCAGAACAAAAGACGGTCTTAGTATTTCCGTCGAGCCATTAAAAAATCGATTAGTTGTTTTTGATTCATCTATATTTCATAGGGGAAACGCACCAATTGTCCCAGGGTTTTTAAGAATATCTATAGCATGGAAATTAAAGAAAAACATGTAAACGTTACATATACGATGTCTATCGAATCTTCTATAAAAAGAGATAAGAATAGACCCACTAACCAGATATTTGTGTTAGACGGTTTTACATCAGATGACAATTGTGAAACATTTGTTAGATATATAAATGAACAAGAATTGGTTGATGAAAGTGAATATATTCATGAAACCAATGTCAATGCTAAAATAATACCACCCGAACAAAAAATAAAACCCAATATAGACGATTTGGTTGTGCAAGGTATTTATAAAATAAAAGACATTTTAATGACGAATTATGGCATCGAAATAGAAGGTTGCGAATATCTCCAACTAAGAAAAATTTATGGACCCACAAAATATCATGAAGATGGTAATTACCAAGAGGGTACGACTAGGATTTTGTCTATGATTATAGCTCTTAATAGCGATTATGATGGTGGAGAGTTGGTATTTCCATGTCAAAACTTCACCATAAAATTGAAGAGAGGTCAGTGTATATTATTCCCCCCGTATTGGACGCATCCACATTATACGAATGATTTAAAAAACAATACCTTCAGATATACGATAAACACATGGTTAATCAAAAGGCTCATGAAGAACCGCCCTCTTCGCGCAGAACGTTAAGTGCGTTCAATACATTCTCGAACATATCGAAAATCTCACCCGTGTTTCGCCTCTGAATCGCATCCCTGAGTTTTTCGATGTTGTAGTTGAACGACTTTTTCTCCTTGTCAATCTCACCCACCTTGGCTTCCAACGCCGCAACCTTGTCATCAATGAACTTCGTGGTTTTTTCTATGGTTGTATCCAGTTTCTCAATTTCCTTGATGTACATGTT